CCAAAAAAGATGTAAAGTCCACTGAAAAAGGTTAATATAATTATAAATATTTAATTTTTTGTCATGGCAGCTATTAAGGGTGATGTTGGCAAGGTTATGTTTCACAATGCGGCTGGTACTGAAGCTGACATATCTGGAACAAGATCATGGTCATTATCAATTTCAAAAGACACATTAGAAACAACAGTTCAAGGCGATACTGCTAAAACTTTTATTGGTGGTCTTATAGCTGGTGAAGGTTCAGCAGAGCTTATTTATGACCCATCTGGAAACTCAGATTACCAAGCATTTATTGATGATGTATTAGTTACAGGTGATGCTGGTGACGCATTATTTGAACTGTTCCCTGATTCTGCAACTTCAGCAAAGAAAATAAGTTTTTCTGGAATTATTACTGGTGCAGAATATGGAGCGACACTTGGAGAAACTCAGTTAATAAATATTTCATTTATTACAACTGGTGCAATAACTTCAGCTATCTAATTAATTAATTAACCAACCCCTAAATTATGGCATCTAAAAGAACAATAGACCTCCTTACAGAATCTTATAAGGAGGAAATGACCACCAGAAGAAAATATGAATGGAAAAACTCTAATGGTGATGTTATTGAAACTTTATATTTTAAACCTCTAACAAGATTTGATAGAAAAAAAGCACAATCTGTTGCTGGCACAGATGAAGCTTTAACAATTACTACTCATATTCTTTGTCAGGTTGCAGAACTTGAAGATGGTAGCAAAGCTTTCAAGATGGCAGATGCAGAGGATTTGCATAGATTTATCCCTGAGAATGTTTTAAATGATATTGAGTTATTTTTATTTAATTTAAATACTGATATTAGTTCAGCAAAAAACGAATAAGAGGGGATAACTGGCTTAACTTCGAGTTTTTCCTAGCAACAGAACTTGGTAAGACATTACAAGAATTAAGGATTTCTATGACGGAGGAAGAGTTAATATATTGGGCTGCATATTATGAAATTAAGAATGATAGGGAGAAACAAGAAATGCAACGACAAAAAGCCAAATCAAGGTAATATATAATAAAGGTTATTTGTTTCTGTGGCACAATCGACAGTTAAATTAATAGTTGATGCACAGAACGCAATAGCACCATTAAAAAGAGTTAATGAACAAACAAAGGCTTTAAGTAGTAGCACAGATAAATTAAAAGGCAGACTTGATAGAAGTAATAGATCACTTAACAACACAGGTAGGGCAGCTAAAACCGCAAGTGCTGGTGTTGGAACTTTAGTAGGTGCATTAAAACCTTTATTAGCTGCATTAGCAGTTGTTGGTACAGCAAGGTTTATTTTTGTCAAAACTGCTGAACTTGAAACTCAAAGAGCAAGTCTTGAACAACTTACAGGGTCATTAGAAAAAACCAATAAAATAATTAAAGATTTACAAGATTTTGGTGCTGTAACACCTTTCACAAGTAGTGAATTAATAGAACAAACAAAAAGATTAAAAGCCTTCGGTTTTCAAACTGAAGAGCTTGTAGATACAACAAAAAGACTTGCAGATGTTGCTGGTGCTACTGGTGCTGACCTTACAGGAATTGCAACAGCCTTTGGGCAAATCAGAGCAAAAGGAAAGCTTCAACAAGAAGAAAACTTACAGTTATTGGAAAGAGGAGTAAATATTACTGATGAACTTAAAAAAATAACAAAATTGCAAGGTGATGAATTTGAATCTGCAATGCGTAAAGGTAAAATTGGGGCTGACCTTGTTAATCAAGCATTAATTAACTTAACAAGTCAGGGAGCTATTTTTGCTGGTGGCGCAACAAAACAAGCCGATACTTTGAATGGAAAACTATCGACTTTGAAAGATACAATTGACACTCTTGCAAGAACTATCGGAACAGAGTTAGAAGATGAAATAAAAGCAATTTTAGATATAAGTATTAATGCCGTAAAACAAATAACAAAGTTGATTGAAAGTATTGGACTTGTAAGCAAGCTTGGAAAAAAAGATATGGTAAAAATTGAAACGGAAGCTAGAGTTTTTGCTACAGATGAGATAAGTAAAGAATTTGGTTTTTTTGAAAGAAGATTTAGTGCTGATGCAAGAAAACAATTTCAAGAAATATTTGATATTAAGAAAAAAGAACTTATAACTAATGCATTAACAACAAAAGAATTAACAAAGCAATCCAAAGAACAAAAAGCAATCCAAAAAAGTGTAAAAGATTCAAAAGATCTATCAAAAAAAATTAAAGAAGAGACTAAAGAAACAACTCTTGCTTTTGAAAAAATGATTACACCCACAGATCTTTTAAATCAAAATCTTAATCAGACAAATCTTTTTGTTGGTTCTATAGATAGTAAAACTTTGAAATTATCTGAGAGTTTTGTAAATATTACAAGCGAAGCAGACCAACTAAAACAAAAGTTTATGGAGATTGGTCAAGCTGTAGAGCAAGGAATTGTATCTAACCTTACTGATGCTGTGATGGGAACACAGACACTTGCACAGGCAGCAGTGAATGTTTTAAATCAGCTTAAAAGAAAACTTGTAGAGGTAGCAATACAAAGGGCTGTTTCTGGCATAGGAAACAGAGTAGGAGGATTTTTAGGTGGTTTGTTTGGTGGAAGAAGAAGCGGAGGCGGTGGAAGTCTTGTTGGAAATGTTGCATCTAGCTTTTTAGGTGGTGTTGCAAATCCTATAGCTGGAATATTTGGAAGAGCAAATGGTGGCCCTGTTTCTGCTGGTGGTGCTTTCTTAGTTGGTGAGAAAGGACCAGAATTATTACAGATGGGTTCAAGAGGTGGCAATATTATTCCTAATAACCAACTTGGAGGAGGAACAACTAACATTGTGAATGTTTCTGTTGATGCGTCTGGTTCTGCTGTATCAGGTAACAATCAAGATGCACAGGCTTTAGGTAATGTCATAGGGGCTGCTATTCGTGCAGAGCTTATCAAAGAAAAACGTGCAGGGGGTTTATTAAGTAGGTAATGGCAACTTTTCCATCAATACAGCCAACATATTCTGGCTTTAGAAAAACAAGTTCACCAAAGGTTAGGACAACAGCTTTAGGTGATGGCTACCAGTTCAGAGCTTTATTTGGCCTACCTTTAACACAAGATCCAAAAGTATATGATCTTACTTTTGTAGTGTCTGAAGAGCAGTCAGATATTATTGAGGCTTTTTTAAGAAGTAGGGTTAATGACCAAGAAAGTTTTGACTTCACCCCACCAGCCGAAGGGTTTACAAAAACAGGAACTTATTCACAGTCATCATCTACCACTGTGACAATAACAATTTCAAATCATGGCCTTGCTATCGGTGATGTCGTGACTATTGACTATACATCTGGCTCTGCTGTTGATGGTTCTTTTGTTGTTGCTACAACGGCTGATGATAATACTTTTACTGTTACGGCTGCCGCAAGTGCAACAAACTCAGGAAATGTTTCTGTAACTTTATCTGGTGCTGGTAAATTTATCTGTAAGTCTTGGTCAAAACAAATTCCATATAACAACAGGGCTATCATTACAACAACATTTGAGGAGGTATTTGAACCATAAATGGCAATTCCTACCGCAGAACTTCAATCTTTATCTAATAAATCAATAATAGAGTTGTATTCAATAACTCTTGTTTCTGCATTGCATGGTTCAACAAATGTAAGTCGCTTCCATTCTGGTGTGGGTATGAATAGCAACACTTCAATAATTTGGCAGGGCAACACATACGATAAGTTTCCAGTTATTGCTGAAGGGTTTGAATATACAGGCAAAGGAACACTGCCAAGACCTACTCTGACAGTATCAAATATTCTTGGGACTATTACAACACTAATGGCAAGTGCAAACGCTACAACACCATTTAATGACTTGCAGGGAGCAAAATTTATAAGACACAGAACAATGGCACAATTTTTAGATGCTGCAAATTTTCCATCAAATCAAAATCCATTTGGCACTCCATCAAGCACAACAGAATTACCACAGGAGATATATTTTATTGATAGAAAAGTTGTAGAAAATAGAGAAATAGTACAGTTTGAATTGGCTAGTGTTCTTGATTTAAATAATATTCGCTGTCCTAAATTACAAGTAACAAGAAAAGATTTTCCCTCTGTTGGCACTTTTGTAAACGCATGAACTGGAAAGAGCAAGCTGCTATACACGCTGATAAACAAGCTCCTAAAGAGTCTTGCGGTTTGTTAGCTATTATCAAAGGTAAAGAAACTTATTGGCCTTGTGAGAATCTTTCAGAGTCACCAGATGAGTTTTTTGTTATAGACCCAGATAACTGGGCAGACTGTGAAGATCAAGGAGAACTTATTGGGATAATACATTCCCATGCTTATGGTTCTGCCTTCCCATCTGAAGCGGATAAAGCATCTTGTGAGCATCTTGGTTTACCTTTTTATATTTATAGTGTTGAGCAAAAAAACTGGATAGATTTTGA